CATCTCATCGACGTGGAGTTGCGAGAACTCCTCAAAATCGTCACCAACGCACATCGTTACTTCATCCCTAGCATCAGATGCAGTCTTCGCCTCGACGACATACCGCATGCGGAATACACTAACAGTTTCTACAAGATATTTTGGCATTAATTCAACTTTCCATCATAAGTTCGCAACCATGGTTGCCCATAATCTTCGAGTTCAGCAAACAACTTGTTCGCAATATCATCCCACAACTTACGGAACTCGGGATTCTGAGCTCGAACCATAGCTCGGCGAGCATTCTGAATACGTTCCATCTGTAATTGAATATCCATATTACAATCCTAAAATAGAGGAAACTTTACGAGGATCCGCAGTCAGACCCGCACCGGTTCGCAGATGATCTACGATCTGTTCGAAGTAATGAGCAGCATCTTCTTCGCCAGCTCCATTGAGCTGAGCTGCACATTCACGAGCAAACTGCATTAGAGTCATCGGATTAATCCGATCGTCGCCAATCGGCTTCGATGCTTTACCAGGACGTTGAAACATAACAATCTCCAAAAAAAAGAATATGAACAGGGTCGACTCACCTAGGGAATTTACAAAGAATTCAATCCCAACCCAATTTACGAAAAGTCACTCGTGACCCTGTCCATATTCTAGTTATAGCCTAGCTGAGGAATAAAGGCAACTAGGATATTTTTTCTGCACGCATAATATAATTGCTAACCATGTCAAAGAAATCTTCTGGTTTATTAATCGACATCAGCAGCAGACTATCTCGGATACTCTCGTCGATACCAAATGTGATAAAGTAGTCTTCAACGGCAAGGGCAACGGTTTCTTCACCAAAGTACAAGCACGAAGGACATTCCATTATACGTCTCCCATCTAACTCTTACGAAGCCCGCAAGCAGCATTCGTCGATGAATCGCTCATATTCTGCCTGTTCGGCTTGAAGCTCCCAGTCACGGAACCGGACAGTGAACTGAATCTCTTCCAGCTCATTGTCACAGATCATAGCAACCCCTGTACCGTTGAAACCATCGCTATACTCGATCTGGAAGAAGTTGATGTAGTCTCCCCACTTGTCTTGCGTGTTAAAGATCTGAAGCACTTCACCGCGCTTCCAGCCATCACGTGACATCCAACGGACGCGATCACCAACTTGAACATTTTTAGGAGTAGCCATTTTAATTTTCCTTCTCTTCATCTTATAATTTAATATAGGACATTTTCACAAAAAGGTCAACAGAAAAGTTACGCAGCGATCTTTTCTTCGCTGCGTTCAAAGATAAAAGACTTACCGGACTTATAGATGAAACCGATAAGCGCGCCAGGAGACTGGCTATCATAGAAGCTAGTCATGGTGGGTGAGGTACGATAAACAGCCATTGGACCGTAGCGATCAAAATCATGCTCCTTAGGGTCACCGAAGGTAGTCATAACAAGATTTGGATTGGACTCACGAGCCTTTTCCGCCAACGTTTCCATACGACCCACAAGTCGATTGTAATCAGCGCTTTGGTTCCAAGATACCTTGTAAGCATACTTGGTAATGCCAATTGCGACAGGACCACCAATATCCTTATCGATCGCAATGATCGGATTCTTGCGGAGTGTGTAAACGTAAGTTCCCATTTCAATTTTCCTTCTCTTCATCTTATAATTTAATATAGGACATTTTCACAAAAAGGTCAACAGTTATTTCAATAGAAGTAGAATTCTTTCAGTTCCTCGGTCAGCTCGACCATGACAGGAACTGCCTTGTAACCGAGCTCTTGCCAATCCTTAATTTCAGAAGGATCGCAATATGTCTCACCAAAAAACTTGAAACCATACTCCCCATCACCTACGATGGACCAACCAATACGCTTCATCACTTTACATACTCCTCATGACGTTGAATGCCCTCGATACGAGGCGAGATCTTTTTGGCAGAATACTGACGACCATTGATCTCAAAGAAATGTCGACCACCAATCGGACCAACTTTTTCCCAGCGAAGTTTCAGAGCATCTCCTTCACGGAACGGACTGATACCCCAGGTCCACTTACGACCCGTTTCGTTTTCAAAAGCTCCACCACAGAGAGTCGTAATCATATTGTTTCCTTTTCTTTATATACCCTTATAGGTCTTTTTCACAAAAAGGTCAACAGCTAATTACATAGCGGCGACCTTATTCATGATCGCCAAGACTTCCTCAGGCGACTGCCAACCGATAACATCATCATTATCACTCAGCTTGATCCACTCGCCATCAGCATCCCATGCAGCGACTTCAACAGAGGTAAAACCATCTTCTCGGTCACCATTGCTATAGATGCCGTCACCCATAGCCAAAGACACAGTGTAACCATTAGCGAACTTCATAGAGAAGTTGCTAATACTGCTAGTACCAAAGTTATTCACTCGAACGTTAAACATATCAAATTCCCTTTTTAATCAATGAGTTCTTGGACATTATCGAGTTTGATTTCCGAAGTCCATTCAGGAATATCTGAGAGATCATCTTCATCTTCTGAAGGAAGATATACCAAAAGATGATCATTTAACCACTTGAGTTGTGCTTCCGTAAGGGGTTGCGAAGTTTGAAAGTTGTATGTGTAAGATGGATTTTTCATTTCGGTTTCCTTTTGTTGATATCCCCTTATCCCCGTTTTTCACTAAAAGGTCAACAAAAAAAGGGCAGGCCCTTTCGAGCCTGCCCTCTATGCGTGAACGGGAGGAACCCCACCTGCCTTTGCGGCTTCCCCGTCAATTCCAGTCGCCGAAGCACTTGCCACTAGCGTAGTCATGCTACGCTTACACGCATACTGATATGTTATTTATAAAAACTTTTGTCTTCAAATACCAATCCTTGGGTGTTCGCAAGAAAAAAAGATGGCGTATTTCCATCGAATCCACCACCAAAGTTGAGGTGACGTACCATTGCTTTGGCTTCGGCTGGAGCGATCCCACTTGCTATAATCTGATTGGTCTTCGTTTCGACAACGTTGTTGTTCTCTACCTTGTAATTAACCATTATTTGAATCCTGCAAATTGTTGTTTACGTTCTTCGCTCATCCGCTCACCAATCCTAGACTTATCCATAACAGGAGTATCATCTACGATGTCATCAGTCGCATCCTCTGCATCCCAGAGACGCATCTTCGACTTATCTACGTTGACAACAAACCTCTTATAGCGGTCAGGATCGGCGTAGCGGTTCTTCAGCTGCTTGACCATGATCTGTCCTTGAGCAGCGAGCTCTTCGGAAGAGATAAGGGCAAACATGAAGTCTGCAGTCGCTGGAAGACCAAACGACTCAGATGTGTCCTCAAGACCAACATCAGAGTTAGAATAACCCGAACGTGTAGTCTGAGTGGCAGAGATAATAGGAACATTGAACTCGACGGCCAGGCCACGAAGCTCCTCTGCAATTGCTTTGATCACAGTATACGAATTGACATTTGCCCCTGCCTTGATACGAGACGAAAGACAGATGTTCAGGTAATCGATATAGATCACATCAGGGATAAAGTTCTTCTTGATCTTCAACTCATTGAGTATATGACGGAAGTTAGCAGACCCTGCAGAAGCAGTAGGGTATTCCTTAATGATCAGCTTACCAGAAGACTTCTCACGGATCCTGGACATTCTCTTATCATACGTAGCCCTTGGCATGTTGACAAGCTCTTGTATAGGACAATCTAGCAAGTTAGCATCAATACGTTCCGCTACACGCTCTTCTGCAAGCTCAAGAGTGATGTAAAGAACATTCTTATGATCCTGGAGATTAGCAGCAGCACAATGACACATAAACAACGACTTACCGACACCAGTACCTGCAAGAGCAATGTTCAGAGTCTTATTAGGGATACCACCATTAGTGATCTTGTTAAAGTAGTCGAGATCGAACGGAAGACGCTGTTCCTTACGATGGTAGAAGTCAAAGCGATTGCTTGCATCCTCAATGAAGTCATGCCCAATAGACTGATCGAATGATACACCAAGAGCTTCCTGAAGGATCTTTGGAATAGATCCTTTCGATAGCTTCTGCTGGCTCTTATCATCTAGAATCTTAATCGATTCCATGATGGCATTGTAGATAGCTTTGTCCTGACAGAACTTCTCAGTGGTGTCAACAAGCCAATCAACAGACTTGTTAAGATCGCTAGGAGCTGTGACCATGTCAATCAGCTCTTTACATTGATCAAAGTCTTCCTGCTTGATTGGCTTGTTACCAAGGTCAACAAGCAACGCCTCCTTTGCAGGAAAAGCATTGTACTTGTTAACATACTCTTCGATCAGCTTGAATACAATCTGCTCGGACTTATTGTGGAAGTAATCCACAGATAGAAAAGGAACAACCTTTCTTGCATATTCATCATTATTGATAAGACTAGATAGGATTACCTTTTCAGTGTTCATTCATCACCTTCGATCGCTGCATAAACACCCTCAACAGAATCTTCTTGAGCCATCATCGAGCCATGAGCAACCTGATAGCGATTCTTGACCCAGTCACCAAACGTACGATCGGTAAGGACATCCATCCAGAAGTCTTTGCTATCAGTATCCTTGACACGCCACTTCTTGTCTTCGATCTCACCAGTCCCACCGTTGACCCGTGAATACCAACCCTGAGCAGGCTTGATAACGTGACCAGACTCAAT